TATTGATCGGCTAACATCATGACTTCAAAGATTGTAGTCTCTTGTGGTAGATACTTGTGAGTATCTTTACGGAACTGTGCCATACTATTCTTCCTTGCGTTTCTTGCCTATATTATATTTAGCTACAAGATTCCACTCGGACTTTTCTTTATGTGAAATGATCTTGATTTGACTTAGCGGTGAGACAGGATCTTTGGACTTTTCTTCATCTACAAGATTTGCTAGATTCCATTCATGAAGCAGATTAGCAATCGTATTCAATCGACCACGATCTTCATCCGAAAAGTCTGATTGTTTACCATCCAATATGAATAGCTGTTTGAAGTGTACTATGTAGTACTTACCCTGCTTGTGGAGAATATGACAGGATTGATATAGTGTCTTTTCTTTTTTTGAGGCTACACCGATGCGCGAAAGCGTTTCTTTAATCTTTAAGAAGTCATCTGGTTCATTTAGCGTTACCTCCACGAGTTCGCTTAGATTTATCATTCAAACCACCTTTATCTATTCTTTTTCTTATCTCATTTATCTGGTCATTTGAAAGAATTTTCATAGCTTCCTTTGCCTTTTCATCAGAGTACTGGTAGTACTCTTTGATAACTTCTATGTCATCAGCACTATCTTTTTTATGCCATTTCTGAAAAGGTCTTTTATATGACCTGATAGTATTTAGCAGATAGTGAAATTGAAGAAGCTTATCTGTATTTGGCATCTTGTTCATCTCATTTGAGAACAGAATGCAGTCATAATGATATGACAAAGCACGGTTGATAATGAATGGATTGTATTCTTTTTCATTATCAACCGTTATGACGTTCTTCTTTGTTTGCAGTATTGCAGGCACAACTTCTTTGAATAGATCAGTCATTAATTCCACTCCGAAACTGAGTATCTTTGAAGTATCTTACACTCTTCTTCAGTCATAGAAAAGAGTTCTTTCATGCTTTCTTGCTTGATAGGTATGAGTATCATATCTCTACCATCTTTCGTCTGATAGCCACTATACTGCATCTTCTTTGACTCAATGGCATAGACTTTACCAGTGCTGAAATGCTCTCTCTTTTTTGTTGGTATTGAAACAAAGAATACCCAGTCAGCATTGAGACACTTCTTAAGCTGGTTTTGCTTGAACGAAAATGAATCCTTGCTGACAAAGGGCACCTGAGTTTTGACCTCAATCTTCTTGTTCTTTACAATCATGTCTTTCTGACTGTCATACTGATCAATAGATGCCTCAACTACAACACCCTTTCGACTGAAGTAGTTGAGGACTATTGTCTCACCAGCGCGACCTAGCTTTGCCTGTAGACTATCGCTGTCAAACATATTCACATTCTACCATCATCTCAGTCAGACATGCAACAAGATTGATCTCTTGATCTGCAACGAAAGCCGACTGATACTGATACTTGGCAATGACGATGACAGCTTGAGGTATGAACTCAGGCTTGATGCTTTCTGACAAGCTATCGTAGATTTTACGAAACACTCTTGCTGGATCAATGTCAGAGTTCATGACAACCCACTTTCGCATTTCACCGAAGTTCTTTTCTTTTAGGTATTTAACCAGTTCACCAATCTTACGAACATCGGACAGTTGAGCAACAATCCCAGCATCAAGAGAACCAGAAGAACTATAACGCTGTAATTCATTAAGAGTACGGCGATAGTCAGGGAAATACTTTTCGATAATCTTAACAAGAACTGTCTTATCATATGTCACACCTTCTTCGGTAAGAATGAATTGAAGTCTCTTGAATAGTTGAGACGCCATTTCTTTCTTCTCTTCATTCTTAAGAGCAAATTCAATGACAGAGCAACGCGAGTGAATAGCATCAATCAGCTTTGCTTTGTAGTTGCATGTTAAAATGAACGTACAGTTATTGGAAAACTCTTCGATGGTGCCGCGCATTGCGGCTTGTGCCTCACCAGTCAGATAGTCGGCTTCATCTAGTATGATGACCTTCTTACCTGAAGTGAGAGATATCGTAGATGCATAGCCACGAATAGTTGTTCGTAGCATATCAATACCACGACTTTCTGATGCGTTAATGTACAGATGGTTGATACCAATTTCATCACACATTGCTCTGGCTACTGTTGTCTTACCGACACCAGCAGAACCAGTCAGCATGAGATTTGGTATCTCTTTCTTGTTCACAAATTCTTGAAAGACGTTCTTCAATCTCTCAGGAAGAATACAGTCATTAATCTTTTGAGGGCGATACTTTTCGACCCATAGGAAGGATTCGTTCATCAATTTTATCCGTCATGTTCTGAAAGAGTTCTTTGGCACCAGCACCACCAATATTTTGAATGTAGATTTCTTTGGCGGTCACTAGCATGTTTGATGCAAGCATTAGGACATCTAGAACATTATCGCTCATCATGATTGCATTGTCAATTGGCACCATGAGTTCAGCCATACGTTCTACAGTCTGTTTTCTTTTCTCTTCTTCAGTCATAGATCAATCTTTCATTATAGCGTGTTTTTAGCAATGCTGCGACACACTCATCAACTCTATTCATATCATATTTGAAATTCTCAAATGTTGGAATTTCATCTCTGTGTAAAACTTTAATCATGAAAGTGTCGGTCGATTTCACACCATGTTGTCTCGCTTTCTTTGCTGCATAGTGATCTTCATCATCTCGTGATCTATCTTGAAGTTCTTTGATAAATCTATAGATGCGCTGGGCAATGCTGTTGTTTGAATGTCCAGTGTACAGTGCTTCTAGCTTGTTATCAAGCTTTCTGTAGATCACATAAATTCCAGCGTGGTTCAAAGATACTTTTTGATTATTACCAGCAACGCTGTATGAGATGATGTTATCAGCATCAATATGCATCTGATAAAATGGCTTTCTGATACCAAGTGTGACCAGTTTCCTGGCCACATCTCGGTAACTCATGTATGTGTCACCATACAAGTCAGTTGGCATTACTTCATGACTCCATCATAGAACTCTTCGAAGCGGCGCTGATCTTCTTGCTCTTGTGCATAGTTTGCCTTGAAGTAGACCTTAGCCATGCGACGAATAGTCTTCTTATCAACACCAGTCTTTTCAGAGACATCATCAATAGCTGTCTTCTGGAAATCTCTCTCAGATGCAATCCGTGTCATACTATCATTCAATTCACGGATTGAATTGCGAAGGCGATCCTTCTGTTCATTCGTGAGAGATGAAATGCTAACATAGTTCTGCTGATTGTGTCCAATACCGCTCATTACTTTGCCTCCAATGCGATGAAATACCTGATCTTGTCCTTAAAGATGCCACTTCTGCAAGTGAACTTTGCAAACGCACCAAACTCAATCTCTACATCATAATCAGCAGGAAGAAGCTTGATGTTCTCAACCTTGAATGTGGCAGCGAAATCTTCACCGTTATAATCATTCAACTTGATTGACGCATAGTTTGATGTATCAACATTCTTGATATGTGTGTGCAGTCTGATTTCACCATCTTTACCAATCAAAGAGATGTTGCTGAAATTATTCATTGCAGCAAGACGAAGAAACTTCTGTAAAACATTATTGGTCAATACGAACGAAGCATCAACCTTCTTCATCTTCAGTTCCTTATCTGGCGGACTGATGATGTTGCTAGTCGGCGATGAGTAATAATTCAATTCGATTTCACCGTCACTCATCACAATTCGATTATCATAAAAAGTCAGTTCGGCATCACCCAGTGCTGAGACGTTACCTAAGAACTGGTTGAAATCATAGATGCCAAGCTGAAACGGAATAGATTCTTCAAAAGTTGCTTCAGCAAGAACCGACTTCTCAGAAGAAATCGTTCTCTGTACATTTCCTTTATTGAGGACAAGACCTGAATTGATTGAAGCAAAATTCTTTAGAACAACAAGAGTGTCTTCACTAAACTTCATAATATAACTCCTTATAGTTAAGCTGCAATGTTAGCAGGATTTCGTGGACCTGTAAAGACTTTTAGCATGTGAGCCACATCACCTTCAAGCATGGAAACAGTTCCTGTGTTATGCAGTTCATGATCCATGATTGAACCAATCCATGCCCACTCAGAATAGTGAATTGGATAATCAATCATCAGATCAGTATTACCTTCTTTGTTGGCACGATAAGCAATATCATACCACACAGGGTCAAGGCCGCGCTTCACACGAATTACAAAACCACCCTTATCTTGAATGAACTTGATTTCGTTTGGAAAACGAACGTCAGCAATAACTACATTAGGATATAGTTCCATCTTACGTTCAAGTGAATAGACCCACAAGTCTT